CCCGCCATTCTTCTTTTCTTTCAGCACTCCGTTTGTGCCGGGGTCGCCGTAATAACCCCAAGAGTGCTGCTTGCCGTGACCCTGACCGTATTCGCCACGCTTCATACCGAGTTCTCCGGCTTCCGGGTGATCGTCCGGGTAGGTCACGCCTGTGCCGAACTCAATGAACAGGGTAGCTCCGCCTGTCGCCACCACCGCTCGAACATTGTTCCCACGGGATTCCACCGTCACGGAAACATCGTTCGTGCCGTCATAAACGGCTTGCGAGAACTTGACAGAAGCTCTCTCCATGCCCTCCTGCGCTACCCGATCAAGAAAGACCGCAGTCCGCTCTTGAAGCCGGTTCTTCCGGTTCTCGGTTTCCCGTATCAGCCGCTCAATCCCTCTCCCGGAGAGCGGAATATTGATCGTCTGACTCACGATACCGTCACCTTACTGACCGCATAGGAAATGGAATTGAGAGACTTGGCGACCCGCTTGACCATGTAATCGTAGAGCGGTTTCCCGTCCTTGTCATACTGCGGCTCCTTGTCGATGAACAGCACGGTATTCTCGTCAATGGGGCAACTCAGGTCATCGGTGACGATCACCTTGTCGTACCCTGCGAAATTACCGAACTGCTCCACCTGAGCGGAGCCGGTCGCCGCCGAGATATTGGCGTTCATCGCCACAGCAGGCTTGTAAACCACCAGTTCCTCACCGGTTTCGTTGCCGTACTCGTCCTTGACGGGAACCTTGCTGTCATACAGCAGATACCAGAAGGGCGATTTGTTGCGGTTCAGCGTTCTCATGCACTCAACCTCCCATCACAGCGGCAAAGGGAACAATGTCCCTCAGCAGCGTAGGCGGCACATCGCCGTCCTCATAGGAGCGGGAGATACCGTTCTCGCTGTGAGCGGTCTGCCCTTCGGCTCCCCGCTTGTTCAGCAGATACACGGCGATCTCCACCTGAATGTGAGCGTACTGGTCAGGAACAGCGGTCACGGCGGGGTCAAAGGGGTATGCCTTGCGGCACACTTTGTTTCCGGCGATAGAAAGGTAGGTGGAAAGCGTGTCCTCGTCTGTCTCGCCGGTCATGGCTTTCACCATTTTCAACTTCTCAGCGTCCGTCATGCTTTCCACCTCCTGTCATTCAGCGGGTTCCTCGGACTTCTTACGGGACTTCTTGATAACGGGGATGGGATTTTCCTCGGACAGATTGAACTTGGTAATGATTTCCTCACGGGTGAGGGCTACGGGGTTGTCGAGGGTATCAACAACCACCGTACCCATCACCACAGAGGTACTTTCCAATTCACGCCGAGTAATCACCTTGTCCTTTGCGGTAAAGCCTACATTACGGAAGTGATCTCCCTCCCTCACATACACTTTTCCGTCAGAAACATAGAACATGGTGAACCTCCTTAGCCGTTGGTGATGATCTTCGCCAGCGCAATCGTCTTGGGGTCAGCCACGATAGACCAGTTGGCGGTAGCCGCAAGCTGAGCGTCCGTGGGAGAAGCGGTGTAGTCGCTGGTGGGCTTGGTGAAGCTGAAACCGTTGGGATGCAGGGTTTCACGGATACGAGTCACCAGAGCGTCATAGCCGCCGCCCTTGAGAGCATCACGGGTCAACTCGGAAGGAACCTTCACGGGGGCGGGAGCGTACTGGATAGCGCCCAGACCGAGAACGTAGGTGGTATAGGTTGCTGCCTTGGAAGTATCCGCTGCGGTGGTAGGACAGCCATCGTCCACGATCACGGTCATGCCGTTCACCGTTCCGATACGCAGGGGGCGCTCCACGTTGTTTGCGTCCGTGTACTTGAGGAAGTCCAGCAGTTTCAGACCAGCCATGTTAGTGGCGACCTTGCTGTGCATAAACACAAGCTGGAAAGCGTCCTGATTGTCGCCCACGGCCTTCTGGATAGCGTCACCAATAGTGGTAGCGCCCATCTTGTTAGCGTCACCAACGGTGGTAGAAGCGGAAGACAGGTTGGTGGTGTGGTTCGCCCAATCAGCAAACTCACCGCTGCCGGTCACGCCGAAGACCGCATTGAGGATTTTCAGCATGATGGACTGGCGCTGCTTCTGCCAATACTTGGACACCTGAGACACGATCTGCTGCATGGGGTCGGCACCGCTGTTGTAATCAACGATGAAATCCTTCTCCTTCCAGCCGTGTGCGCGACCGAACACGATACCGTTCTGAGCGCCGCCAGCGGGGTCGGTCAGGGTGATGTCGGTTGCGCCATCGTAGTTCTCAGGAGTGCCGCCGATGACCTTGTAGAAGGGCAGGGTGTAGAAGTCAGAGCCGTTAGCGATCAACCGTGCCAGCTCTGCGTTCGGAGCGACAGCGCCGCTTTCAAACATAGCGGTCAGGGTGGGGTCTTTCGCATTTGCCCAGTTGTAGTTAAACAGCTCAGGGTCAAACGGAAAACCGAGATAGGTAGCCATAATGTTTTACCTCCATAATTACTTCAAAATTGTCTGCCAGTCAGAATGTTCCTTGATAAACTCCAACTGAGCTTTGGTGTCGAGTTTCAGAAAATCAGCCTTGGTCATCTCGCCGCCCTTACCACCGGCAGGAGGCTTGGGGGTATCTTTCAGAACCTTGGCTTTTACATCTTTTTCATACTGTTCCAGAAACTTCTTCTGTGCGGCAAAGACCTTATCCATCTCACCGTTCGCCATAGCGGCAGCGGCTTCGGTCGCCAGCAGCTCAGGATAACCCTGTGCAGCGAAACTCGCCTTGTAACTGGAAACTGTCTTCTCCTTTTCCAATCCCGCCAGCTTGTTCTTCATTTCCTCGAACATCTGCTCATTTTCCAGCTTCTTGCGTTCTTCCTCAGAAAGCAGCTCATTGTGCTTCTTCTTCCAAGACGCAAGCTCGGAAGCGGTTTTGTCGAAAACATCTTTCTTCACATAGCCGGTATAATCAGGGTCGGGAAACTCGTAGTTTGCGAGGGCTTCTGCTTTCTGCTCAGCGGTCATATTCGCAAAGCCCTCGATGGTGGAAACATCAATCTTTGCCATACAATCGTTCCTTTCTGCGCTTTTTAGAGTGCATCTCCGCACTGTACCTTTGTGTTTACGGTTCTCTCCGTTTTGTGATTTAAGGCTTCTCTGCCTATTCAACGCCTTACGGCGATTAAACCAAAAGAAAAAGGGCTACCAATACCTTTTCGGTATCAGTAGCCCGTTGTGGCTGTCCCTACCGCCTATGCGATAGGCTGTTCGTATTTCTTTTTGCTGCTGACCGCCCAAACAACCACTTTCTCGTGCCGCTCGGCAATCTCAACGGTCTTTCCCGCAGTCAAGATTTCCTCAATCTTCCTGACCACTTCCGGGGTCAGGCGGATTTCCTTTTCCATCAGGATTAACCTCCTTCTGCTTGCTGGCGAGTTCAGCGGCCTTTTTCTCCTGTTCCTCAACATAATCCATACTCATACGGTACGCAAGCTGCGGGTCGGAGAACATACCACAATGGGTAAAGGCCAGAACGGGAGCAATCTTGGGATTACTGAGCATAGTGGTCAATACGGTCGCTTTCTGAGCAATATTTTCATAATTGCGCCGAGTAAAACGAACCTCCACGTTCGACAGCTTCAATTCCAGATCACTCAGATCGGAACAGATATGCAGAACCAGCTTCAAGAACTCTTTTTCGGAGAGCTTGAACATCAACTCGGAGTCCTTCGCTCTGGCTTCCGCTGCCGACCAACCATCACGCATGATGACCGCAGAGCCGGTATCGCTGGTGGAAGAACCACCGTTGCGGTTTGGCATACCGCAGATCGTCAGCACCGTGTTATAGAGGTGATCGACCAGTGTTTGTGTCTGACTCTGGTTCAGTTCGGAGGTCAGATACTTGATCTCCGCTTTATACTGCGGGTCAATGTCCTTGTACTTGATCGCACCCTCGTCCCGCAGCTTGGAGAAATCATCGCCGGAAATGTCCACATTGTGAAACAGCATGAGCGCCTGAACAAACTGTTCTACACCGTCAAGACGGTTGCTGTCCACCGTATTGATAGCGTCCAACAGGGGAAGGACGATCTCAAAAGCTCCCAACCGAGCGTTGTTCGCCGGGTATTCGATAATGGGAATACCGAGCGACTGGGCTTCTTCCCGGACGATCATACTCTGGTTTTCAACCTCGAAATAGCGGTCTTTCGTATAAATGCTGTAAACCACTACACCGTCCGACCGCTGAATGTACTTCACACCCATTACAGGCGGTTCACCGATGGAATTGGCATACACCACGAAAGCAAACCGAGGGTCGAGGGTGTAAATCTCGAAGGGAGCTTCATCGCTTTCCTTCTCAAACACGCTGTCGGGAAGCACCATGCGGTATGCCGTGCCGCAGATGTGAAACCAATCTGCCAGTTCCTTATCCTTTGCGGCCTTATCCTCGGAAAGACAGTAGCCGTTCAGAGTGGTGATCTTGTCGGCAACCATCTTATCATCGCTTCGGCTGACATACTGAATGGGTTCCCCCATCAGATAACCGACCTTGAAGGACACGATCTCATTGGCACGGTTCTCGACCACATTGTTTTGAATCTCAGGGCGGACTTCCTTTTTACGGTTCAAAATCGGTTGCCTGCCTTTGTAGTAGGCATAGAGATATTCCATATCCGCTTTGTTCGACCAATGTGTGATAAGTGCCTTTCTCAGCACGTTCAGAACATTGTCCCGTGTGATCTCCGTCACATCGGTAAAGATTTTCTTACGACCAAAACAGCCCAAGACAGAATACCTCCCCTCTACCTATTATCTCTCTTATCATTGTATCAAACTCTCCAATGGTTGTCAATACCAACCTTTTATCATACCATTCGCCACAGTATTTGTCAAAACCAACCTTTCAGTAGGGACGCTTGAAGACCTCAACCTTGCCCCCGGACAACATACGGATTTCGTTCTCCAACAGGGAGAGGGAGTCAGGAGCGTCATCGTGCGGAACCTTGCCGGAGCGGGTGTAGGTGGTCACTTCCTTCATGAAGTTCCAATACTGACTGCCCCGCTTGTAGGTGGAGGGGTGCTTGAAGTAGAAGTTCTTCTTGATGTTGTCGGAAGCGAACTCAATACGGGTCTGTTTGTTGGAAATCGTGCGCTTCGTGCGGATACCAACAGAGTACCCACGCTCACGAATGATCTGGTCAACATCTCTGGCATAATATTGACCGGCGTTGTTGGACTCAAAGACGGCGGAAGCAACCTTGTTCTCGATCAGGCACTTGGCACATTCCGGCTTCGTCACCTCAGCGGGGGAGTCATCGAAGACCACATCAACAATGTACACATCGTTACCGTAAATCTTCGCTACCGGCATGGAGGTCGAGTCCGAACCGCTTTCCGCCGTATCGCCAACGGCGATGATAGTATCCGGGTCACGGTCTTTCGGCAGCTCAAAGAAGTAGTTCAGCTCGTCCTTGTTAAACAGCAGACCCTTCGCTTCAAAAGGCTGTTGCTGGAACTCACTCTCAAACTGCTCCGCACTCAGCAGCTCCCGCTGCTCTCGGAAGTAAGCGGTGGTAAAGACCTTCTTGCCCTCCCGTTCGTACTCATAATTGCTCTCGTCCGTCACGAGATCGAGGGCGGGTATCTCAATCGCTCTCCAAGCCCAGCCCTCCCGCTGTGCGTGTTCCTGCACACGACCGATGGGGTCATACAGGGAATAGCGAGTGCCGGTAAAGACCATCGGCGTACCTTCAATGGCACGACCCATAATATCGCCGGAGATCACTTCCCACTTATCATCAAGCCGCTGGCGGTTCTTCGCTTCCTCACGACCCTCTACGCAGTCATCGAGGTAGAGGACATTGGTGGCTTCGGACAAGCCCACCTGTCGAGCATCAATGGAACGACACATGATGGTGGGGAAACGCGACTTGCTTTTCAGGTTCACCGTCTTCGTGTCGGCGTTGGTCTGTACCAGCCGTGCGTCCGGGAATACATCGTAGAACAGATACTCGTTAGGGACTGTCAGGTATTCCAGACAACCATTGTAGAAGCTCTTTACAAGGTCATCGCCTGTCCCTTCCATCAGGGTCGAGCGGTCAGGGAACTTGCCGGAGAGCATATTCACAAAATTGATACCCGTTTGAGACTTTCCCGCTCGTTTTGGCATGGAGATTGTCAAAAGGCGCAGCTTCCCGTCCAAAACATCTTGGAAGCCCTGCACCATCGGTCTGAGATAGTGCTTCCGAGGGGCATAGAACCGCTTTTCTGGCTTGCGGTCGAGTTCGATATAGGTCATGAAGGAGTCAAAGTCATGGGGTGCTTCAAAGAGAAGACACCGCCGCCACTGTTCATAGAACTTTGCCCCGCCGCCACGGACTACCTGATCTGCGGAGAGTGCCAGCAGCTCCTTGTTCACCTTATGCGCCGCCGAGAAATCCTCGGTTTCCCACTCTCGGCACAGAGAAAAGAGGTCGCTGTACGCCCCATTATCTCCCGGTCGGCGGTCGATCACAGCTCGGATAGAGCCGGAGAGTTTTTCATAATTCATGTGCATTTCCTTTCCAACAAAAAAAACGCGCTACCCGTGTATTTCTACACAGATAGCCCGTTATGGCTGTCACTCCTGCCCTTGCAGAAGCCGATTATCTGGATTTTGCCATCAACTCGGCAAATTCCCGGCTGTTTTTCTTAACCGTTCTTTCAATCAATCTTCCATTGCTATAAAGCACTCGGAAAAGAACAGTAGCAGAGAAAATGTTTCTGGATTGACTCATGGTCTTCTTTGTGCCACTCAAACCACCCACCACGGCACCGGCGCTACCAAACATCAAACCACCAACCGCCGCTCTACCGAGAGATACATTTTTGCCCCGGCTGATTGATTCCTGCCCCACACCGTCATCGCAAGGCTCAGCGGCGACCGGAACAGGCTTGCCAACTTGCAAGGGAAAGGCGGGATATTCCTTTCGGAAATCCTCAATAAGATCACTCCATTCTTTATCCGGCAAATCCCAAACGCTTTCTGGTTTATTTCCATTCATCGCCACCAAAGCGCCCGTAAGTGTTGCGTTATCCGAGCTGACCATGATTTCAGTTCCGTCTTCCAGTTCCCTCAGATAAAACACAAACGGGAGAGAACCTTTCCCCATGCGGAACCTTGTTCGAACCTCAATGCTCTCATTCGGACAGTCCTGTTTGATGGTGCAAGACCGTTCACAGACTGTCTTGATAAGCTGATAGCTTTCGCTGGTAGTCATGGGTAATGAAAACTGATAGTACGCCATTATCAACCAACCTTTCTCGACCGGTCATACCATGTAGACCGACTAATGCCGAGTTCCCGGCAGCAGTCCGCTACGGTGATAAGACCGTCTTTTTGTTTTTGAGCGAGTTTTTCAAACTGCTCGTCATCAATCTCGGAAGCGGGTCTGCCGAACCCTCTGCCGGTCTTCACCGACACCCGCTTGCCATCGACAACCGGCATAGCGGCGATACCCTCAGCCTGCCGCTGCTTGGTCTTCTTACGCTCCTGCTCGGCAACAGCGCCAAGGACTTCAATCAGAATGTTGTTGACCATTTCCAGCACCCATGTCTGGTCTTTGAAGTCAATCAGCGTGGTCGGAATGTCGAGAATACGGACGATCACGCCCTTCTGCTTGAACCATTCCAGCTCTCGCTTCATTTCGTCCTTGTTGCGCCCAAAGCGATCGAACTCCTTAACAATGACTTCATCACCGGGGCGCACAATGGCTTTCAGAGCGTTGTACTGAGGACGGTCGAAGCTGCTTCCCGTGATCTTGTCGCAGTACACATTCTCGTCAGGAATATCGAACTTCTCACGAGCGACCTTGAGCTGCCGAGCAAGGTTCTGTTCCTTGCTGGACACACGACCAAGGAAGTATTTCATTGAACACTCACCGCTTCCCACGACATTTTCTCCATGTTGTTAAGGTATCGAATGAAGTCATCGCCAAACTCATGACTTCCCGCAATCGCAAGATAAATGAGAAGTTTCAAGGATACGCTGTCATCTTGCCGATCTGGGTAAATGGTCAGATTTTCATTTTTGAAGTGAACAACGCAGTTATTGTCCCTACACATTTTCAGGAAGGAATAGCACTCTCCCGCTCCGCCCTTGAACATGAAGATGGACGGAATGACCACGGTGCTGTCTTTCTTGATGACCTCGCCGTGAGGAACGAGCTTATATGCGTCATTCAACTTCAAAACCTCCTTCCGGCAGACGGGTATTGGCGGGAACAACAATGACCTTGTAATCCATCGCTCTGAGCATGGTGGTCAGCAGGGACACGGGAATGTCCTTGACATTTTTGTTATTCAAGCGTTCCCAAATGGTAGCGTTAGATACATTGAGTCTTTTTGCAAGTTCAGCGTTGGAAAGAGACTTGGAAGCCATGATCTCTTTCAGGATTTCTCGACCTCTCATGTTTATCACCTCGGCTTTATTATACATATCAAGTGTTTTATTGTCAAGTGTTTTCTCGAAAATGTTCTTTTTAGTTTTTGCGGGTATTTTTCAGCTCACCCCGCCCTCGCTGCCGCTGGTATATCCCCCGCTCCCGTCACCCGTTCACGCCGCCCCGATCAGGCCGAAAAAGCGCAAAAAAACAGGGCAGCTATGCACCACCCTAACACCCTACACCGTAACACCGCTGTAAACCCCATTAAAACGCCGTGTAGGGCGTTTTATAATGGCGGCAGTATCAACACATACCACCCAACAATAAAAGCCCGTGGAACGCCATTAAAACGCCTTTACGGATAAAGCATAAAAACAACCGCCCCGGAATAGCACCGGGGCGGCTTGTAAATTCATTGTTTTCGTAGCTCATGAATTAAATCTTGTAATTCTAACAATTTCTGCTCTTGCGTTTTAGTTAGATTTTTATTGTGAAATCTGAAATAATCGAAAATGCTATCAATTTCACGGATAATATCACTATATTTCATGATTACATCACCTTTTACTTATTCAATTTCAATATTTCAATCAGGATTTGCACAGGCAACAAAAGTAATAAAAGAATTAGATACACGCTTACACCGCCTTTATATTTCCATTCTCGCAAATTCCTTCATCTCTGCGGCGAGGTCTTCCGGGCTATTTGCCCATCTGCTGACCCATTCCGGGAAATGGTGAGAAAGATAGCTTTCGAGGTTGTCGAGGTTGTCCGGCTTGGTGGCTATGAGCTTTATAGCCCCTACAAAATCCGCCGCCGCTTTCGTTACTCTCTCAGGCGCATAAAGCACTTTGCAGGACTTTTCACCGGAATAAATAAATTCCCGATCTTTCCCGGCGTGTTCGCAGCGACTCACGCAATTTTTACAATTATCACGTTTAACCATGATGCAATCCCCCTTAAAATAAAATAAACAAATTAGAGCAACGCCCAATAATGGCGTATAACTGCCCGGTTTCGGTATCTTCGACCAATCCGCCATTGATACCGTAAACGCCCGCAGAATAGCCCACCTTTTCAAGCCTGCGCAGCGTGTAAATATACTCGCTCGGCTTATTGGTGTAATCTTCCGCCACTCCGAGCCGCACAAGCTCCCGCAGCTCTTTTAATTTGTACTTTCTCATGCTTTCCGCTCTCCCTTCTGTAATTCTCTGTAAATCAGGCTTGTTAAAAGCTGTTCGGCCTGCTGCTCGGTGTACCGGGTTTTTTCCTGCTCTGTTTCTTCGAGGATTGCGCCGAGGTCATCAACCGCCGAACGATTGTAAAAATACAAGGTATCGAGGACAGACGGCAGACCGGCGCACCAGTCAGCAAAAGCGGCGGCTTCGCTGCCGTGATAATAGCGGACATCTTGCGGACACCCATATTTTTCACTTCTAAATGTGTCGAGGATAAAAGCGGCGATTTCGGGGAACTTCTGCGGCTGGTTGTCCGTGTACCCTTCCGGCGTGAAATTACCCATGATATACACCCGGATGTTTTCGGCGGCTTTCTTGCTATTGGTTCTCAGCATTGTTAAAACTCCCTTCATCAATTGTTATCAAGTGTTTTATTGATGATTAGAGTATATCAAGTATTTTATTGATTGTCAAGTGTTTTATTGATATTTTATCAAGTTTTTTATTGACGCTTGCAACCGTCTGAAAAACTACACTTTTTCACACTATACATTATAAAGGCCAAAAACGCCGACATGATCAGGCCTGAACCCCGGCAGCGCCCACGCCGCCCCGGTAAAACTCGCCGCCGATCAGCTGGGAAAGAAAAAGCCGCCGACCCCGGAGCGGGAGATCGGCAGCTCTGTCATAGTCGCAGACCCTCGCCGGAAAGTCGCAAAGTCGTTCGGGCGAAAGTCGCAAAGTCGCTCGGCATAGTCGTAAGCCATAGTCGCAAAAGTCGGGAAAGTCGCTCAGTCTTCCGGGTCATAGTCGCTGGACGCACCCACCACATCTTCGAGGTACTTCTTTTCCAAGTCCTCGGCGGGAACCTGATCTCCGAGCTGCTGGTTGGGAGTCAACACGACCTCCTGCTTGTCCGCATAGCCAAAATGGTTCTTCATCAGGAAGATTGCCGTGACAGGGTTGACCTTTCCGTTCTGTGCGTAATCTTCCATCTGTGCGTTCAAAAATTGATACGCTTTTTTTATAAGGTCACGGCTTGCAGGGGGTAAATAGTCGCTGTCGATACCATTAGCCCATGCCCACAATGTTTTCCTGTGTACTCCAAAAGCCAATGCCATTCCTGCCACACTCGGCTTCATATCGTCCTCAGCACAGATTTCAAGATACTGACCAATGCGCTCCTTAACCTGTGCAGGTTCCTTCATGTCTGGTGTCTCCCAATCCCACATTCTCAGCGAGTGGGTAATATATTTCCGATTTTCACCCGGCTCCATGTGAACGCTCATAGCGTCACTTTTGTCAGGCCGCTTATTGCCACCAGTACCCTTCGGTCTGCCACGGCCACGCTTTTCTACAATTCCATCTGCCATAGTCGTTTTCTCCTTTCAAAGTCGCCAAGGTGATAAAGGTGAGTAATCGGGTGCATTTCCCTATAACTATTTCTATATACGCGCGTATAAGAGAGAGTTATAGGCATTTATGCCCGATTACTCACCTAACTCACCTAAAATACGAAAAACAATTTTTCAAAACACGCCAATTTGAAAAAAGTCTTTGCAAAAACACTCACCTTTATCACCTTTATCACCTTTATCACCTTGACTCATTTTCGCCACGCACTATCAAAACGGCTTCTTCCGCAACCTCTCGGTTGTGTTCAGCACATCGTAGCTGCTCAATCAGTTCTGCCTTGGTCATTCTCATGAGAGTAGAGTCGCTATACTTCTTCATTTTCCAACACCTCCTGCGCCATCTTCACCAGCTCGACCAAATCATAGAACCGCCGAGGGTCTAACCCGGTCTGCTGCTTCACCTTGTTCAAGTGATAGAGAACCGTGTTTCTGTGTGTGAAAATAGCATGAGCAACATCGGTGACATTCATGTTGTGGTTTGCCATCGCTATGACAATGTGAGCGTCTTCCTTATTCATGATCGATCTCCTTTCGCAGCTCGTCATAGAGTTCCGAAAAGCGGCGGTTCCAGTGGCGCAGTCGCCAGAGGAATAGACAGCCTACAACAATCCATTCAACGGCGGCGATAGTTGTCAGAATGTCACTCATGCTCTATGCTCCTTTCTCGCAAAACGATTGAGCAACACACTCACGGTGAGCTGACCAATCCTGTTCACATAGGGGCAGTTGAAGCGGTCAGGGTGCGGAACACTGTTGCCGAGGTCGATGACCAGATCACGAGTGTTGTAGGAAATGTCCTTCGTGATAGTCGGCGTGGCGTAAATCACCACATCACGGTTCATTGTGGCCTGCAAGAGACTCTTGGTTTTGGAGTGCGCCACCGTCACCGTTGCGTTACCGAGGGTGAGGTACTTTGCCAAGTTCTGAACGGCATGACCCCGGCCTACAATGGTAATGTCCTTAGCGTGAACCAAGTCCAATGCCAGCAGGAGCGCCAAAGTCGCCTGAGACACCGATGACATTCCCTGTGAGTAGGAGTGGTCAATGTCAACCTCGGCGGTGAGCTTAATGTCAGACGGGACGGTTTCTCTGTCCACTACCACAGCCTTGTACGGAGGGCAGGGGTATTGAGTGAGGTCACAATCAATGCCCAATAGGTCAGCCTTGCGCTTGACCGCTTTCAGAAATACGCTCTCGTAGGAACCCAGCAACAGCAGTCTGCCGGTAGGGTGAAAGTGGGTGGTTTCCTCGTCCAAGGTGGCAGAAAGCGTTTTGATTTGCTCCATTACATCATTCATGGTGCTTCTCCTTTCTTTCAAAGTCATGGAGGGAAATCATCTTCTCACGGGTGAGCTTGTCAACCACTCGACCGATCTCAGAGTAGCCGCAGACCGCCGCCAGCCGTTCAAGGTTGCCCTTGGTCTGTGCCGTGACTACGATGGAAATACGGCGGAGGTTCTTTTTCTCAGTCTTCATCGCTTTCCTCCGTGAACACGGTTCCCTCGAACCCTTCCGCTCTGCCGAGAAGTCTCCACAGACCTTCTTCCTGTTCGCCGCAACAGGGACAGGATTTTGCGGCGATTTTTCCGAGTTTCTGAGGAAAGTCCTCGTCTTCCTCGACATACAGAAGGTGTTCACATTTACGGCACATGAAGACGGTGAACATCGGGGGTAGTGGAATAGGCCGCTTTCGTCCACAACGATGACAAACCCACTCGTGCTTCCAGTCTTCACGAGTCATTTCATTGCCACATACACACTTTTTACTCATGTTTATCCTCCATTCGGTCGCAATCGTCAGAGATTGCACAGTCTTCACAGCCCTTATAATAGAAGCAGTCCCGGCAACAGGAAATGACAGGCATACACCGCTCAGTGTATTCTTCACAGTTGGCAACAGGGCAAGTGCCATCAACGCAGGCAACACCTACATAGTCGGGGCAGTATTCAGGCTTCATCATCGCTGTCCCCTTCCGTCAAAGCTCTTGCGAGATCGTCAATCATCTGGTGCATGACTCTATCGCCAACATCATCTTCGTTCTAACACCAGAAGGAGAATTTCAGGTGTAGCAGCTCATGCACCAGCGTCTTTTCAAAATTGAACGGCACAATGCGGTCGCCGTAGCAGGCAGGGTTGATGATCTCAATACGAGCGGTCTTAATTGCTTCTGACCACTCGGTACAGCCTGTGGTATTACGCACCATCATTTCTTCGGGGTGAAGGTGGGTCAATAGCTTTATCCGCCACTCCTGCAAGCAGAGTTTTCGCTTCCACTTTTCCAGCAGGGCGAGTTCTTCATTGGTGGCAATCATACTGTCACCTCCTGTTCACGAGGGAGTTTTACGGTGTTACCATCTTTCAGATCGTCAGTGCTGAGTTGATAGGACACCAACTGCATACCGTGAGCCGTGACCTCTACACCATTGAAGAACCCCGCAATAATGCCATCGGGAATATCAAGAGTAATTTTCATCACGGACGCTCCTTTACAATGCGGATTTTTCTCAGGCGTTTGCCGCACCGCTTACAGATTTCATAATTGCTCTGCCAGCGGTGAGAACCATTACGACACTTGACCTGAATATGAACATACGGGTCTGCTGTGTGGATACCGAAGCGGCAGAGGATAGAATTGCATGAACGGTTCATTAGGACGCTCCTTTCAGTCTGAGGTTCTTGTAGACGGGGTAGCCCTGATACACGACCTTGCCGCCGTGCCACTCAGGGTGCGTTTCCATGTCGGCATTGAACCGCTTGGCAGAACAGGCAAAGTACCCGTTGGACTTGCACCAAATCTTGTAAGCGTCAAACAGAGACTTCGAGCGGGTGTTGACCCCCTCAGCCTGTTCACAGCGTTCTTCAAGGAATTGCAGGCACAGGTCGTTGTCACGCTCGTACTGATTGACCACCTTCCTCATGGCGGGAGACATTTTCAGACCGAACCGCTTGTACTTGAAGTACCCGGCGACCAGCCAAGCGAAAATGCCCTGCATAGCTTCCTGTGTCTGGAACTCGTTTTTCAGGTTCTTGTCCTGCTCCGCTTCGGTGAAGTGGCGGTTGAACTCGATCACTCGCACACGGTCGGAAACGAACAGGGACTTATCGCTGACGGTTGGAAGATCGTTGCAGGAGAGCCAAAGTGTGAACTGCGGCAGGAAGGTTGTAGCAGTCTCATAGAGGTTCCGAGCCTTGATTTCCTCGCCGCCCGTGAGCTGCTTGATTGTTTCCTCGTCCAGCTTTCCATACTGGTTACTCTCAGCCATCGTGACGAACCGTTTGCCTTTCAGGGAAGCCAGCATGGGGTTCGCTGCTTCGGCGTTCTTCGAGCGCTCTGCCTTGCAGATGATCGACACGGGGGACACGGAAGCATAATCACCGAGAAGGTGGTGAATTGCCGAGAGCATGGTGGACTTGCCGTTGCGAGTGGTCTTGCCGTGGAGAATGAACATACATTCCTCGTTCGCCATACCCAGCATGGAGTACCCCAGCGCCTTTTGCAGATAGTCAGCCTTGTCTTCGTCATTACAAGTAACCTCTGCAACGAACTTCTCCCAGCGGCGACACCGTGCGTCTTGCAAGGTATAGTTGAAGTTGGTCTGCATAGTCAGGAAGTCTTTCCAGTCATGTTCCCGGAACTCCATTTTTTCGAGGTCGAAAGTGCCGTTCTTGCAGTTGATAAGGTAGGGGTTTGCGTCAAACTCCGCCGAAGCGATAGGAAGTACACTGGCAGCGTCCTTCATCAGTCGGTCACGGAAGCGCCGATCGCCCATCTTTACGATGAACTTCATGTACTCGGTGCGGCGTTCTTCATTGGTGATCTCACCGCAATAGAGAGCCATCAGGCGGCAGAACTCTTTGATCTTTTCCGCTACCAGCAGAGAACCCGTGTCCTTGCGCCATGCCCCCTCGGAGTAGGTGAACCAGCTTTTCGCTTCGGGGCAGTAGCGGGTATCATTCTTGTAGCACTCGAAGAACAACTCCGCCATGCCGGACTCGTCCCACGAATACCCCGTGCCGCTGATCGGGTGGCTATGCTCCGGCTGTGCTTCCTTAATCTGAAACATCACACGGGACTGAGCTTCGTCCATGATGTAGCGACCGTTGGAGAGCTGGAAAAGAGCCTGTTCTTCGGGGACGGTTGTGATTTCATCAGCCATTTTCAGCACTCTCCTTTGCGAACTTTTTCAGGGGTTGAAGGTCGGCTCTGACTTTCTTAATGTACTTCTCCACGATGGACTCAACCTCGTAGCGGGTAACGGGGTTGACCACAGAGCGGTCAAAGGCTCGTGCGATCTCATTGACTTCCCGTATGCGGTCGATTTCGTTGTGGTAGCTGACCGCAAACTGCTGACCGTTTCTCATGGCAACCGTGAGAACAAAGGGGTATTCCGCTCGTTGGCCTTTACTGGTTGAGACAGTCACAATGTCTGCGACATTGAGAAGGGTTCCGTTGAAATTGTAAAGCATGAGTTCACTTCCTTTTCTTCATCGCTCTCGCCAGCACCACAGCGGCGCAGTCCTGAGAGTCTTCGTCCCACCATGCACAGCGCTGTTTCTGGCAGGGACAGAGGGGAATATCTTCGGGGCAACTCATTGATAACGGACAGATTTTCTTCTCACTCTCCACTGTCTACACCCCCCCCATAGAAGAAAGCGTTCTTCAAAGCGGTGTCCACATGACGCATAATCTCAGGGGGCAGAGTACAGATGTACTCCCAGTCATCGGACACATCTACGACACGCACCTGTTCACACTCAACCATGCTCGGCTGTAAAGAACCCCAAGTGACAGCCACATGGGTTGGCAATTCCAGCCGCTTGATTTTAGTGGTCAGGGGAACGACAATGCTGGTGGAAGAAAACTGATTGCCGACATTGTTTTGCACAACCACCCACGGACGCTTACCGGCCTGAATATGACTGTTGGCAAGCATGGGAACATCAATGACAACAACATCGCCACGCTGATAAGGTTTCATAATTACCTCCTGTATCTGGTCACGCTGTTAACAATCAACTCGACCTCGGACTGAGGGAGCGGCGGCTTGCAAGCCTGTTGATTGGCGTATAACAGCTCTTTGTAAATCTCTGCTTTGGTGTATCCTTGGTTATGGAGCTGACCCGCCAGAGAAGTCAGGCTGAGGTTCCGGCTTCCCGGTGTGATAGGCGGGTATTCAGGCTTCAAATGCAGCTTGCCGTTTTCAGGGCGGCGATAGATGGGAGAATAGATACGCTGAGGGGCGACCGTACCTGAGCTACTTTCCTTCGGCGTGTCGGGAAAATACTTCTCGATCACATAGTCAATCGCTGACTGGTTTTCAATGATCTCGGAAAAGATCAAAACCTCGCCGGTCATGATGAAGTACCGATTGCTCTTGTAAATCTCCACGGCGGCACGGTTGTTCTTGCCCTTGAAGGGCAGCTCACCACGAACGAGAATATGAACCCCTCTCCCGCTTCTGGACTTTTCCGTGTAGGACTGACAATGACCGATAATGTCAGCCGCCAGCGGGTTTAGAAGCCCATCAGTAAAGCCATCGTCAATGTCGATACCTACAACCCCTGTATCGTGAAACACATAGCCAAGACCGTCATAGTAGCCGTGCTGGACATTGTGTTCAGCGTCAATGTAATTCGACCATGTATCAGGATTAGAGGAAGAAGCCGCCTTTCTCACGGTGGCCTGCATAGGAACCTTTGACCCGTCCCACACATTGACCCATGCCTTTTCCCCTCGAAGTTCGGCGGGTATATTCAAATAGCTCATAGGCTTACCTCAGCTTTCATACGGACTCGGTAAAGACCAATCCCATCTATCACCGCCACGGTAGGCGTTGCGGAAGTGATTTCTCTTGCCATCGCCAGAGAACCACAAGTAATCCGCAGGGAGGACACGACCAACCTCAACCTGACCTTCTCTCTCTGCGTACCAGCGGGTCAGTACATCTATACAGAGAGTAATCAAACCATCATCGACCGGGTTTTCCTCGTTGTACCCTACAAATTGTTTGGGTGTAGTCACGACCGTTATAATGTCGCCGTAGCCATGATCGACACGGTTGAGCGCACACCACACACAAGCGGCTTTCTCAGCGTCATAGCTGACCCCTCTGGCTTCTCCCCATAGCATTTTCGCCAGTACAATCACTTCCTCGTCTGTCCACGGCTGAGGTGTCACCTCCGGTTCTGACTCCGGGGTGACTACCTCTACCACCTCGACAACGGGAGAAGGTTCTTCAACCTCAACCGTGGGTAATTTCAGACAGAGGACTGCGACAATGGTGACGAACCACAGGAAGATTGAAAATCTCAGCCCTCGCAAGGGGTCTTAGACTTGCTGGACTTGGGCTTTGTCGAGGTTCCAGCGAAATAGAACTTGTCATCTACGCAGATGGGGAAATCGGGAAAGAGCTTGCTGGCGGTCTGCGTTCCACGGGAACAAATCTGCTCTGCCGCCGTCAGCGACATTTCATCTTTCACGAAGTCCTTTCCAGCAGCCATGATATACGGCACTTTGCCGTCAATGCTTTTCAGCTTCATTAGGTTCTCTCCTTTCATGGTTCCATGCTTCAACATCAACGCCGATACGTTTCAACATCTCCTTGCAGAGCCATGTGTAATCGTCCGGCATTTGATAATACTGGATAAGGCGGTCATGCTCGGCGGAGAAAGCGTCATAGAACTTCCGCAGGCGCTTCTTGCCGAAACCAAGGTGAACATGGAGGGTGTAAAGCACCATAGCGTCAATGTCATCGGCGTAGCGCCTGTCGGCTTCCACGATCTGACGATTGATTTCCATGTCCATCGCTTTCTTCTCGGCGGCACTCAGAACCGCACCAAATATCTTGCCGCCAGCTTTCTTAATTCTCATACCTCAATGTCCTCGAAGAAGACGGGATAGGTCTGTTTTAGCAGGGTCAGAAGCATATTGGCAACGATCCGCATATCAGGGTGAGCCGCTACGGGGCAGCGCATACGGCAGAAGTGCCGCCATTCTCTGAGGTCGGCGGTCATGACCACCTCGGTTTTCAAACTGTTCGGAAGGACAGATCGAGCTTCCTGCGGGGTGCAACCCTCGTTCAGCAGATCACAGTAGGCGACCTCAGCGTGTTCACACGACCGCTTCCAGATGTGGTAGGTTGAGTCGGTCTTGGCGAAGGTAGAGGGACGAATGACGGTAATCTCGCCACCGAAGCCCTCCTTACCGTAGTTGCAGTACCGAGTGGACTCCTGACAGAACGCCGCCAGACGGTGACGGATGATCTCATGGCTCACACCCCGGTCGCAGATGAAGCGAACGGTAAGAGAGCCATGCTCAATGACGGCTTCGTGACCACGCTTGATGATACCCCGGACAAACTTCTCTGCGCTTCCGTCCGTGATTTTGTCCTCGGACTTGTAACAAGTCCTACCAGCGGCTTCGATGGTGGTCAGAAGGGTCTTATAATCGGGAGCGTTGATAAGCTCCACAGAAGGTTCACTGATTTTCACTTTCAGACTCCCTTTCATACCAAGGTTTGAAGTTGATAATCTGTTCGTGGAGGTGGTTTGCTCTGCCATCGAAACAGATTGTACGGTCATCGACATGAACGATGGAGGGAACTTTTCTTGCTTGAATTTGCACCATAGGAAATCCGTAGTGTTTCAACCATTCAGCAATCGCCGTCTGCCCCTCAAAGGACTCCGCACGAGAAGAACAGATGACCACACATAAACCATCGCTTATGAGTTGTTCAATGACCTCTTTAATCCCTTCTACGGGAGGGTCGGGGATAACAGCGGCACCCTTCCACCCGCTTCGGTAGGAATGAATTACACCATCGAAATCGAAAGAAACTGTTGGAATATACATACTTCACACCCCCGCAACATGGCTTGCCAGCATATCGGCTTGGTGTGTCCACAGCACATTCGGGTACTGGCTGACTGCTCTGGTGTAGTCATTCCACTCGGACTTGTCGGTGAAAGCGCCCATGTGATAGCGGATACACATGATTTCTTCATCAGTCAGTGTGTAGAACTGAGAGAGAAGCATGACGGACTTATCGCCGTGACCTTTCAGAAGGGTGTCGGGGTTGTACTCCCACGCCTGTTCGTCATAGATTGGTGTGCGCCCACCATTAAATTCTTCAATGTGGCCTGTTACCGGGTGGCGGTACTGGTCGATCTTACATAGGTCATGGAACATACCCACGATGAAGGGAGAACGAGCCTTGCGCCAGATCAGATGATTGGCCTGAGTGAGCGCCAGAAGGTACTCCGTAACCATGCGGGAGTGGTTCAGAAGACCGCCCTCGTAATTGCCGTGGTACTTGGTGGAAGCAGGGGCGGTGAAGAAGCCGTAAGCCATCAGGTACTCCATCATGTCATCGGAAACAACAGAGGTTCCGTCAGGCAACTTCATGAAGTTCAGAAAATCGGTCACTTCGGACTTGGAGAAGCAGTCAGGCATTTTCGTACTCCTTTCTATGGATACTCTTTTCGCTGTCGAACCCGTCAGGGTAACGAGCCAGCAGCTTATCGACATTGTGCTGTGCCACATATTCGAGGGTCACGCCCAAGCCGGTCGCCAACTGTGCGACATACCAGAGAACATCGCCCAGCTCGTCAACCATCTTCATCGGGTCGAAAGCATGACCCTGAAACTCGGTCTTTTTCAGAATGTCGATACACTCTCCGGCTTCGCCGTTCAGACCGTAACAGCCGTTGCGAATTTTATCCCATGAAGTCAGATCGCCGGAAGTACGCTCGGCGGCTTTCTGATAATCATTCAGTGTCATCGTCAGCGACCTCCATTTCCACCACCGTCATAATGGCGTAGTTAGCGAGGTCAATCAGGGTGTCTCGGATAGACTCGTCATTGACCTTCTGTTCACCGCCACGGGAGAGAGTTTTGAAGCGGCTGAACTTATCACCCAACCGAATACGAGCCATCGCCATTCCTTCTTCAACGAAGGTCTGGTGAAAGCTGTCACCGTAGTCATGGTTCTTACGCTCATAGAGATTGTTGATCTCTTTGCAGATTTCAGCATGACGCTGAACCTTGGAGAGCGAACAAATATAGGCTTCTGCCATTGTAGCTTATCCTCACTTTCAACATAGTTTTCAACATACCATTGGCGAGGGAGAGCCTTTCAAATTAGCCCTCCCTCGCACTCGGCATCAGCCAAGGAGAGCTGCCAAATCCATCGGGGTCTTAGGAGCGGTCTGAGAAGCCGCAGGAGCGGTTTTAGTGGTGGGGGTAGCAACCGTATTACCGGAGCCGCCCCAGCCCTCAGAGGGGCGCTTATCGGCCAGACGGACAAAGGTAATGTTCTGTCCGGGCTTCTTCTTGTTCTCCTGAACATCATGTTCCACATCGCACTCGATGAAGTGACCAATCAGGTCAGTGTGGTCGATCTCGGTCAGATCGAAATTGCCGAGGGCAGTCTTGGCGAAGTAGCTGAAAGCGTTGTATGCACCCTCGTTGGGAGAGCCATCGGATTTCAGCAGAGAGAAGCGCTCGATGTGCTTACTGCCGGTCTGCGTCTGCATATAGACTTCCAGCTTGCCGAAGTCTTCCTTGTACTTCACATCGGTAATCTGAAAGACATGAGTACCTTCGGGAATGAGGGTGAAACCCTCGATGAGTCCGATTTTAGCCATTGTTTTTGTCCTCCTGTTCGTTGTTCAAAATGTTGTATCCGTCTTCGTAGATTACGGTCAAGCCGTAAGCACAGGCGGCTTCATGCTCGATACGGCAACCACGGGTTTTCTCCCAACCGTGACAGAAATATGCGGCGTGACACAGACTCATGTTTTCCAGAGATTTTGCTAAGAAGCACAGAGGGATTTGCACCACGCCCCGCTTCTTCATGCTTTCGCTGCTGTACCATTCCTCGGTAAACAGAGTGTTCACGATTTCGTATCCCTGCTCTTTCAGAGCGGCGATAGCCTTTTCACGAGTGGCAACGATTTCCTCTTGGGTCTTACCAGCCATCGGCTGACTCAACATCGCTTTCATATCACTTGTTCTCCTTCATGGTGTAGAAATTGAGCTGTTCTGTGTACTCACAGGGGAAGATGATACCAACCAACTGGTCTTCGTCATCGGGGTACTTGGCGTACTGCTTGACCAGCAGGGCTTTCGGTACGCTCTTGTCGCTTTCCAGATCGTAAGCGTACAAGATTTCGCAGAAATCAGACTTCTCGATCAGCGACCAGTCATCATTGGTGATGGGAAGGGTCATGGTGCTGTCCTGCGTGGCGAAGATACGAACACAATCCTTGATTGCGCCGTCCGGCTCAGGCATAATTGCCTTGACCAGCGTAGCGTACTCGGTGCAACCGACCTGAGAAATCAGGCGACCAATGCCATCAGGCATTTTCTCGTTGCTGTACCCGGTCACGCTGCGGATACCATCGGGAATGAGCATAAGTACGGACGGGGAAGCAAGCCAGCGTTCGTCCATGTACTCATAGATAGCGCCGCCATCAGGGGCGAGGAACTTCACGAACTTGGAAAATTTCATAATTAAACCTCCGTTACTTTGTCATAGAATACGAAGATGGTGGACTGGTCAGAGTGAATATCACGAGCTGCTGTGAACAAAACCCCAACAAAATCGTCATCGGCATACTGGTCGAGAAGTTTGAGCAAATCATCTTTGCTCAATCTCTGCATACTCTGCGCCACTTCACGCACCTTCTTTCAAGGCTTTCGGGGAAATGCGGTAGCTGTCCTCAGTGGTCATGTACTTCGCCAGAATACCGTCCGCTTTCATAGCGTCCTTGTCGATCTTCGTGGTGGAAGTACGGCTGACTTCCCAATTATAGGCAGAACCAGCGATAGACACCTTCTTGTCACCGTCACGGAATTGAGCGATTGCGGCTTTCTTAATCATGTCAGTCACAACCTTGTACCGCTTTTCCATGTCCGGGATACCTTCATGAGCCAAAATCCGTTCCATGGTGTCTTTCAGGTCTTCGGCTTCCTTGACCAGCGCCGCCATGTCCGTTTCGGGGGACAGGTTGTTGGTGCGGAGAGCTTTCAGAATTTCAGCGTCCTTGCGCTCGTCAAAGGCGGGAGAAATGCCGCTCTCAACGAAGTCCTTCCACCATTTCAGAGCAGGCTTTACATACTTCTTCTCGAAGTCAGGATACCGCTCGGACACCTTGAAGGGGCGAGTGATGGTGTTCTCACCGCTACACACGAACTTCTCAGGGTCATCGTAGTCCTTGGGTTCAAGGAAGGAAGCGACCATGATAACTTCGTCCACGCCGAGAAGGTAAGCGTACAACGCCGCCTGCAAAGCGTAATACTCAGGAATATCGTCTTTCCAGTCCTCGACACGCTTAGAGGTCTTCATTTCGAGGACGGTGGTGGGCTTGCCATCTTTGCCGTAGAGCAAGTAGTCCCACATACCGCCAAGAATGGGGCTTTCCTTGAAGAAGTCGCCGTAGGTCTTATTGAAGTAATCCTTACCCCACAGATCGGTCGGCGTGACCAGATTGCTCATGAAGTAGGTCTGCTTCATGTACTCAGCCTGCTTAGGCTCGATGGTCTTACCGGCGATGGTGTAGATCGTGTCCTCGAACGGCTTCTGATAGGTGCGGGTCACTTCACACCAAATCTCGAACGGCGTAGACCACGGGTTCAGACCGAGGATAGTGGCAAAGCGAGTACCAGTCAGCTTCTTCGGACGCTTGGGAGGGATAATCTGGATTTTGTTGCCGTCAAGCCATTCCATTTTTGTCTACCTCCTTATAATTCACAAATTCGTCAGCGGCACATTCCCGAACGGCAGTATCAGGGTTGTTACCGTAGAGCTTACAGCAATCCGCTTCCAAGTCTGCATTGACGCACTTACGGCAATCAATTTCAATCATGTCTTAGCCCTCCTTCGCCGTTTTCATTTCGTAGCCAGCCAGCATATTGTTCACGCCCTCGATCAGAGCGTCACACTTGTCGGCTTCGATCTTAGAAAAGCCCTCGGTCTTCATGGCGATGGTTTGCACGAACTGTTCCTGCTCTGCGTCAATATCCATGAGCTTTTTCAGCAGACTTTTCAGCGTACCGACCTGTTCCTCGGTAGCCGCACCAGCAGGAGCGCCGGTCAGTTCCTTCTTGATCTCCTGACGCTGTTCAGTGGTCACAGGGGGCTTCTTCGTGACGGTGGGAGCGGGTGCGGGAGTTGTGTCAAACTCGCCGCTGTCGATACTGTCATGCTCCACAATGTCCAAAACGAGCTGCCACAGGTAGCGGCGAATGTAGGTGATGGAGCTGCCGGTCGCCTGCATTTCGTTTGTGACCTGATTACCAGCGTTGGACACGATAGGAGCGATGGGGGTGTACGGTGCCACGAAGTCAATGTAGTCTTCACGGTCATTGACATTGTAGACACGAGCGGTCGCCTTGTCGCCGTACATGGACGGAACCATCATCAGACCGATTTCAAGGAAAATCTGCTCGGCCTTGGGAACAATGTCCGCCAGCTCGAAATACTTATATTCGAGCTTCATGTGCTTGCCGCTCTTGTCCACGCCTGCTTCGAGGAAACGCACACGGGCAAGCTGCAACTTCTTGAACACATTCATGGTGGAATAATCCACCGCCGCACTCTCAGCGGCTTTCTTGGTAGTAGCCATATTTATACCTCCAATATTTCTAATAATTTTTTCTTGATGGAATTGACTCTGCGGGTGTTTCGCTTGGGCGGCTTCTCTCCGAGAAAATCTCGGACATACTTTTTCGCCTGCCGGATATACCAGTCACGGTCAACCACATCAATCGTCAGGTGATTGTCGTTGTCTACGACACATTTTGCGGGGAGTCCGGCAATCTTGACAGGATTGCCAGTACCGAGGTGGATTTTGTAGAGGGTTCCGCACCGATGATCTTCCGTGGCGTAGACTCGGTTGACCTTCTGTACGACCTCCATCTGACCGTCTACCTCATGGAGAGCGTCACCGTATTTACTCCCGGCTTTAGCGACCAACTGGAAGTCCAGCAGGCGGTCGCAGCTCATGATGGAATCTTCGACCGGGATACCGTAGGCCAGATAATCCTTGACGGCCTTGGCAACCACACAGGCATTGTTGTTGATGTTGAACGCTCCTGCCGGGGCAATCCCACGAACGAGAACGCCGCCCTTGATTTTGGGGTCGCCCTCAAAGGGAACTTCGACATAATTGTTCACATCTTTCTGACAGATCATCTTGATAAGGTCTTCCTCTAATTCAAAGCCGGTTCTGTCCTGCCACTCCTGCGTGATTTCCTGATACACGGGAACATCGCAGTCATCAAGGCTGACCATGATACCATCGGTGTTGAGCTGAATGATCTTCAAAGTGGAGCAATCCCGAACAAGATGTTCCGCCATTTCGAGCAACTGCAACTGGCCTGAGATACAGACCGAGCGCCCCATGAGCGGGTCATACAGGTCATTGTAGCGGTTCAGCATAGCGCCGTAGGTGGTGTTCAGCACCAGCTTCAAAGCGTTTGCCGTAGCCTTATCACCAGCTCTCTTTGCTTTAACACGCCGCTCAATGGTAGCGGCATACACATCGGGAGAGGGGATATTTCGGCTACAATAACCGTTCAAGGTCATCTGGTGTGGATAGTAGCTTGCAACATCTTTGTTGCGGATAGAGCGGGTTTCCGTGGCTTCCTCTCGGTAACATGGGATAGCCCCGTGAATACCACCGTAGGCGATGGTGCAAGGACAGCCGCCTACCATCAGATCGAGCTTTTCCTTGAACACCACTTCGTCAGGAATACTCTTGTCCTTCAACCGTTCGAAGAAGTCGAACACTTCCTGCGGAATGTACTGACGAAGCAGCTTCGGCGGATACTGATATTCCCGCTCGTCATAGTGCGGTTTTTGCTCTGCGTCAAGGTAAGCAGCGGTCAACTTGGCGTTGGTCATGTAGAGGGCTTTTGCAGGATACAGCCCCTTTTCACGACCCAGCGTGAGCTTACTGGACAAGTAGCCTTGACGAAGATCGTCCAGTCTGTCGGTTGCGTCAACATCGTGGCGGCAGTAGAACTCGACCTCTCGCTTCTCGTCCTCAGTCAGAGGGCGGTCAATGTTGAACGGAACGGTGGTTTCACGAATGTCCATTCCGAGGTGAGCTTCGATTGCTTTCAGGGACAAACCCATCTGGCAATCGTCCATCAGGTCATATTGGTCGAAGAAAATCCCGCAGTCACGGAGAGGGGCGTACTCCCAGCCCTCGTGACCACCAACGATGATAAAATCGTTGACCGCCTTGATTTCCTCCGGCGTGAAACCTGAGAGAACCGCTTTCAGAATGAATTGGTCATAGTGCTTATTGTTGAACCCTGCCAACAGGGGTTCTTGGGTCATGAATTGTTTGACCGCTTCATTGTCATTCCAGATGACGGTGTATTCTCCCGTGACCTTGTTTTTGAAAACAAAAAGCCAATCGTAGGCAAACACCTCGCAGTCGAAAATGAAAGGTTCAAGGTTCAGCGGTATCACCTCCTAATACTGCGCCCCATTGTTGCGCCATAGCGTCCGCAATACCGGGGAATGTTTTTGAACGGGCTTTGGAATTGTGGGGTATCCTTGCTCCGTAGCTGTCCCCCCCCCGCCTTGCGGCCTGTTCCGGCAGGAACAAAGGGCTTCCATTCTGCAAGAACATTGGTGTAAACCAACGGCGGAAGATTTTTCAGCCAAAGATAGGTGAGTTTGCTCCACGGGTCGCCAAATTGATAGGGCTGTATTCGCTGATCTTCTTTTGGTAACTCAACGATTTTGAGAGGGCGGGGGTTCTCAATAGCCACTCGATCACAGTCAGCATTTAGAAATCGAAGGAAAAACGCTTTGGCTTCCATCGCCTTTTGAAATCGAGCTTTATCAATTTGACCCTTACGAGGATACATTCGACACGCTCCCGCATTACTCATGAAAGTGCAAGGCGGGTGAGCAATTATCAAATCCCACCGTTCAACATAATGAGCTTTTCCGTCTTCGGTTTTGAAAATCAGATACCGTCCGAGTAACAATAGAGCGTCTGCCTTAATGTGCCATTCCGGGTGTCCGCCTGAACACTCCTGAATGTCACAGGAGTAGGTTTCATACCCCAAACGCCGAAATGCAATACAGACAGCTTGACTTTCTTCGCAGGCAACGAGAACCTTTATATCAGTTCTCTCCGTCAATGAACTTGCACCCCGCTTTCCGGTAGGTGGTACACCGCTTCTTGTAGCTTCGCACGAGGTACTGGATACCATCGTCCACATAGTCATAGGCGATGGGTTCTCCCTTTCCCTTGAAGGTACGAGCGATACGACCAATGCTCTGAGTTATCACAGCATAATCTTTCTGCGGTGTGGTCAGGTACAGACGGTCAAGCCGAGGAATATCCAGCCCTTCTTTCGCCAGAGAATAAGTGGCGAACAGATACCGCTTACGCCCCTGCCGCATTTCCTCAATGGCCTGCTCTCGGAGAGCCTTGGCTTTCTTCGTGGTCATCTTCCCATCAATCATGACCGCCTGTTTTCTCAAGTCGGGCGGAAGACGGTTCATCAGGGTTTCCAAGTGCGTCAGCCGGTCGGAGAGAATGAGATTGTAGTGATCTCGATTTGCCACGAGGTCAGCGACAATCAGGTTGTTCCGGGGATAACGGTCAGCGAGGAAATTAACCAACTTGGCGTAGATGATCGTACCGTCCGTGTCCAGAAACTCACGGCTGAGTCCTTGGTGTGTGGCACGGGGCAAAACGCTGACGGTCATAATCTTGTCTTTCACCGCTTCGTCCGGCACCTGATAGGCAATCCCGCCCAGCAGGGCGTAAGTGGCGGCAATCATACCGTCTGCCCGATGAACCGTAGCGGACAGGCCGTACTTGTGTCGAGCTGCCAAAGCGTTCAGCACCTTTGAGAACTGCGTCATAGCGGTCGGGGTTCCGGCTACACGGTGACACTCGTCCACGATGATACAATCCCAAACATCACGGTACTGGCTCAGATCGAGGTTGCACATGGTCTGCACCGTTGCGAAGGTGATTGCCTTACCTATTTGAACCCTACCTTCAGTGATCGTGCCAGTCAGAGAAGGACTCATGTACTGCTCCGCTCGGCTTTTGCTCTGTACGAGCAAATCCCGTGTATGGGTCAGCCAGAGTGTCCTTCGACCTGTATCCGCCGCAACAGCAATCCCAATCTGTGTCTTACCACACCCCGCAGGGGCTTGAAGAATACCGTAGTAGGCCGTTATCAGGACTTCCTTGGCTTCCACTTGGTAATCATAGAGCGGAATGGTGCAACCGAAGTCCACTTCGGTCGGTGTAGGAAGATTGACCTTCATGTGGCAATCGTCCATCGCCAGCACATCGTTCAAGCACCCGTAGGGAAGAACCAGTGTGTCACCGTCCCATTGAAACAGGTACAACTTCTCAGGCGTGTTACCGACCCAAAAGTGCATACGGACTTTTTTGGCGTACTCAGGATTAGGAAGGATAAGCTGCTTCTTGCACCATGTAAGCAACTGCTCAGACGGGTTTTCAATTCGGAGCTGATTGCCAACAGTTACTTGCATTGGGACACCCACTCTCCGAGAGTGATACCGTATCGCCTAATATCGTTGGCAGACAGCACAGTTCGCAAAACGGACAATTCCAAAAGCGTAGAAAAGGAGATAAATCGAACTTCACCGGTTATCAACCTAATTGCAAACCAGCCCTCTCCATTCCCGGTTTCCTTCCAGAGCGTCATAGCGGAAAACTGGTTTTCTTCGATACGCTCCATCTTGAAAATGTTCTTGGAACAATCCTTACAGTCAATGGGATAGCTGACACCGTTTCGAGCCGCAATCACATCGAACGGCTGACCTTGACTGTTCTGAGCGAGATTGTGCGCCCAAAAGCCACAACCCGACAGGCTCAGGCATAAGTCTCTTTCAAAACCAGTGCCAACCTTGCGATTGACATTCATGTTTTCACTCCTTTCACCGCCCCTAACGGGGCGGGATTTACGAGATACCCGATCAAATGCAGAAGCCGAAGGACACGCCACGAGAGTAGCTGGCGGAGCTACGGTAGGCGCTGCCGACGCTGCTCACACGACAGAAGAAGTCGGTGTCGCCGGAATAAGGAGAACGCTCCCATCTCCAATCCCTCTCACCATTCTGCTTGCACTTGCCATAGGGCGTGTTCTCTCGCTTGTACCACTCGTACCACTTACCCTCATAACCGCAGGAATAAATCTTGCGTCCGAAGACCTCCTGCTCAGAAAGAACGAACAGCTTGTCAACGGAAGGAACCCGCACTTCGTTCCTGCTGCTCTTGGCGGTCATCTTTACCACGGGCTTGATGACCGCTTTCAGATCAGCGGGAAGTTGCTTCTCGAAGAAGTTGCCGTTGAGCTTGGCACGGAGATAGGAAGCGTCCCAGCCGCCCTCGTTGGTAGGCTTCTCATTCATGGGAATGTCACCGTCAAGGGTTTCCACGGTTTCAAAGGTGATATGAACCATGCTACCGTCACTTGCGTAATCATGGTTGAACCCGATGATACGGGCGGTCAGGTAGGAGCCATCAGCCAGACGGAATTTCTTGGTGTCACCGACCTCGAACATCTTGTCGGCAAGACCGTAGGAGGAATACATATTGATCTCGTCCCAAGAACAGTCCTCCAACTTACAGCGCTTCGGGGAAGGGCGACCGCCGAACATGACACCATATACGGAGTTAAGATGAAGTTTGACGGTATCGGTATCGACATAGCCCGTAGGCATGAGGGTTTCGATCATTTTCTTCTGAGAAGCGATGGTTTTCTCCATCTTCTCGAACTCGTCAGCGAGTTTCGCAATCGTGCTATTCATAAAGTTCTCCTTTACAAAATGATAGGTTCTGATATAATCAGATTGAGCTTTTACGCTTGCCGTTGATGGAAGTACCAGTTCCGTCAGCGGCTCTTTCTTTTTCTCGGCGGGGCGGGATAAAACGCACCGGACAGCTCACAGAACAACCAGAAGCAGCCAAGGCCGATACCCATACAAACCATGCCTGCGCCGAGAGCCATTGTGTCTTGCTCTACCGCACCAACGACACCCAACAGGTAGAAAAACGAGAGAAATGCCAATACTCCAAATACCTTTTTCATTATCTGTTCCTCCAAACCATAGGTTTCCATTGATACGGTGTTCCGTACTTCTGCTCGTACCAGCTCTCGAACTGCTTGCGGTTCGTTTCGTCCTTGAAAAACTCTCGGACAGATCGAGCAAGGAGTGAACTGAACGCTTTGGCCTGCCCTCGCACTTCCGGGGCAAATGCACTGTTGCTCATGACACACCGCCAATCTGCCGTTCGTACCAGTCCAGAATGTCGATAGACTCAGCGATGATCTTGTCCACAGAAGGGCCGTTACGAGTTCCTGCGAGAATTGCACTCAGGACAGGGCCGTTCGTTTCAATACCCCGCTTTCGGAGCATATCAATCAGCCATGCAAACGACAGGTGATTGACGCTCAGGCAATAGCGAATTTTCTCACGCTCTTTCACAAAACCTCTCCTTTCTTTGAATTGAGAACAATATTTATTGACAACACTTTGGCGCAATGGTATACTTAATCCGCCAAGACAACTAAACCATTCGCAACTACAACCGCCGAAAAAGAAAACCTTTCGGGGGTCGGGTTTTTGTTGTCAAAATCTCTTGTTCACAATTCAGAGTATATCTCAGTATACTAAGATTGTCAAGAGGAAATCTTGAAATTATTTTAGGAGACTAAGATTATGTTTTGGGAGCGGTTTCTTGCTGAGTGCAATTTAATTGGAAAAAAGCCCAATCCCGTTGCCAAAGAACTCGGCGTTTCATCAGGTACAGTAACAGGTTGGAAACGGGGGTCATTACCTAAACCCGAAGTTCTTTCTAAAATTTCATCTTACTTTAATGTGTCTGTCGATTACCTCATGGGTAAAACAGACATAAAAGAAAAGCCCGTCACCGAAACCGATGATGGGCTTTCCCAAGAATTTAAATCCTTGTATTGTCAGTTAACACCTGAACAGAAGGAGATTGTGCTTGCGGCAATGCGAGAGTTTGCAAAAGAGAAATAATCTGCTTTTGTTGATCTACGCTGAGTGCTTCAAACATGGTCAAAGCTTCCTTGTCAGAAACCTTACCTTCTTTGTTAGTGATATGACATATTCTACTCCAATCTTAGGAAGTTCTTCCTATGTATTAGCGCCAAGTGATATTATAGCACTTTATCTTTCGTTTGCCATTGGTAAATAGAGGAAAGGATAACGGACATTATGACAGTTAAAAAATTTCCAATCGACCTCTCCTGTCTGACAGAGGAAGAAATCTCTCAATTTCAGGAAGACCCATATACGCTTTACAACGGCGATCAAGATGTTGCTCTCTATCTTCGGTATAGCTCCACAGGTCAAAGTGACCAATCCATTGAAGGGCAACTTCGTGACTGCCGTGCCTTCTGTAAAGCAAACCACTACCGCATTGTAGCAATCTATGTTGACCGAGCAACGACCGCTCGCAAAGATATGGAAAAGCGGGTTCACCTCATGGAAATGATTTCGGATAGCGCAAAGCAGAATTGGGAATATGTCATCGTCTGGAAGCTCGACCGTTTTGCTCGTAACCGAAATGACAGTGCGATTATGAAAATGCGTCTGCGGAAGAACGGCGTGAAAGTCCTCTCCGCCACAGAACACCTCACCGACAGTCCTGAAAGTATCATCTTGGAGTCTGTGTTAGAGGGTATGGCTGAATTTTTCTCTGCCGAGCTGTCACAGAAGGTCACGAGAGGTATGCGTGAGTCTGCCTTGAAGTGCCATAGCGTAGGCGGTCATATTCCCCTCGGATACAAGGTAGAAAATCATAAGCTGGTTATTGACCCTGACACCGCCCACATCGTTCAAGAAGCGTTCTCTCTTTACGCCAATGGTGAAAGCGTTGCTGCTATTTGCCGAAAGTTTAACTCTGCCGGATATAAGACTGCCAAAAATACGGAGTTCAACCGTAGCAGCTTTAAGGCCATGTTCCGTAATACTCGTTACATCGGCACTTATACCTACAAGGATATTGTCATCGAAAATGGTATTCCCGCCATCATTGATAAAGAGCTGTTTGAAACGGTACAGCGGCGGCTTTCTAAGACCGCCACAGCCCCAGCAAGGGGCAAGGCTAAGGTAGATTACCTCTTGTCTGGAAAGCTATTCTGCGGTCATTGTGGGGCTTCTATGAACGGTGAAAGCGGAGCCGGTAGGCACGGCAAGGTCTACCACTACTATTCCTGCTACACGAAAAAGAGAAAACTTGGGTGTGATAAGCGGCCTTTGAAAAAAGATTACATCGAAGGAATAGTAGCTCGTGACGCTCTCAACCTTTTGACCGATCAGCTCATTGATGAAATCGCAGACATGGCAATCCGGCAGAGCGAACAGGATTTAATAAACGACACGCACATTCCGCAGTTGACCGCTCAGTTAACGGAGGTCGAAAAGTCAATCACAAATATCACCGCCGCTATCGAGAAGGGTATTGCTTCTGAGACATTGATGAACCGCCTTGTCCAGCTCGAACATGAAAAGAAAACCCTCAACAAAGAGATTAAAGCTGAGGAAAAATTCGTCTACCGAATTGACCGTGACCAAATCGTATTCTGGTTGAGTCAGTTCAAATACGGAAACATCGAAGATGAAGACTTCCGCAGGCGGCTCATTGATTTGCTCGTCAACTCCGTTACAGTGTGGGACGAACCTGACGGGTATAAAATCACTACCGCATATAACCTAACCTCTTGTAAAACCAAGACTTTCCGGGTAGAAAAGAACCCCGCCGCCGAAGAAGCGACAGGGTTCGATTTTGGGGAGTCTGAGTGTACCAGGATATAA